CCAATTCTAAACCAATCCTTATGAAAGAAAAATGGTAATTTTAATTCACATGTTTGACCAGTTGTTGGATCCAAAAAAGTATGCGGTAATTGCGATATCTGCATAACTTCACACGCAGCTGATGGAGTCGCCATTGCTTCACACCCTCTATATATATCACCATATGGATCATATGAAACAATAGCTCTTCCATAATGAAATGGAGTTGCATTTATTTGGAAAATTAAGTTTAAATTGAACCTAATTAGTTGAAAATTGTTAATTTTCATAGCAACTGTTGCATTAGTAATAAAATCATTCCATGGATAAAAAGTAGAAGTTAATCCTGCTCCTACAGTCCAAGTTAATTTTTGAATAATAATTGGTCTACTCAAAAAATTGGCTAATAAATCATCATTATACAGTGCAATATCATAACTTGAATCAATTCTATTAGGCCTTTCTACTTTATGGGTTTCACCACCTGAAATAATATTCATAATTTCCTCCTTATCATTAAACTCATCTTTAGCTGTCTCAATTAGGTTATCATGGGTAACCTCTCCCATTACTATTTTTTGTCCAGTAACAGTAGAACTGGTATTTTTATTATTATTATTAGTATCCATATATTTATATAACACACAAACGAATAACCTGAAAAGTATTTGTATTAGGGCTTCGTTTCAATACAAAATCACTATATACTTGCACACGATTATAGGTATATTAAGAGGTCAGTATAAACCCTCTTAACAACCATATTATATTATATTTAACGTTTTATATTTTTTCTCCTTATACGTTAAAAAAGGATAAATACTCACCAAGTATTCTAAATTATAATGTACTACAATCTTTTTACACCATTTCAAAATATAATTATACCATTCCTCTTCATGCAAAGATGATTCCATCAAAGCTGATTGAACAATCTGAAAAATTTGCTCTGTAACATCAATTTTATTAGTGTGAACTCTAAATAACAACATCTTAACTATTGATTTTTTATCTAGAGGCGCTATATATCTATTAACATCACTATCAAAATAAAATTGTCTCTTTAAAAAATCAACCTCATTGATAGCTATTGCTAATTCAGAAATTTCTTGCTTATCAGCAGTTGTATATTCAACTCCAATACCAGCTAACACACTCTCAATAGTTAGAAAATTAAAATGACCTAAAACACTCTTATGCAAACATAAAACATTGTCATCTCCATACGCTAACATTCTAACACCAATGAAAAAGTCTTTGACTTTGTATCCAACCATAATCCATACATACATCATATACAGAACATTTACAAGACTGTTAATATCAACAGTAAGAACATGTCCTGAAACATTAGATCCAAACAATCTAAAAAATACACCATGTATGAACAATATTGGAAACATACTATCATGCATAATACCATACAATATCTTATAATCATCAGCAGTTAAATCACAATAATGAGTTAACAAATTAAGTAGCATTAAATATGCATATCTAATCATAATAGATGACATCTTCTTATCATATTTTTTAAAATCACCAGCTACAGC